CTGACTTGTTATCTGATTGAAGCTTTACGTCTGGAAATATTTGCGAGTAATCGTCCGAGTCAATAAGGTTTCTTACCTTACGACCAAATCGTACAGCCAGCTCAGCGGTGTGCGTGGTTTGAATTATCTTGAGATCTGGCCGTCTGCCCATCATCCAGCTTGGGAAGTAGGTGCTGGCAAACTCAGACTTCGAGTGTCGTGGTGGCAGACAAACAATCAGACGCTTGAGCTTACCCTGAGCGATCTTGTTGAACTTCTCACCAATGATTTTATGGTGCCGCCCCAGTATGCACTCAGGCCACATATGCTGAACAAAGCCAATGAAGTCGTTCTGGCATTTGTCCTGCTTGTCCATCTGATCGTAGCGGGACAGCAGGGCCAGAGCCTCGTTTTGATCCTGCTCACTTAGAATCTCAAAATCTTTGAGCGATAACTCAGACATTGTTATTGCTGATATTCACCAGTTCGTATCATCTCGGTCACCTCAACAGCACGATTGCCCACCTGTTGGCTCCAACGACTGTCCATAAACTCATCGGCTGCTATGTCGAACTGCTCACGGGACATAGCCTCAATAGCCTTCACAAACCCTCGCAGGCGTGTAAGGCCAAGGTTGAAGCTGATGTCGATCATTGCATCCTGCCGCGCTTCGTTGAGTGCGGGGAACCAGAAATAAGTGTCTTCAAGCTCTTCTCGCACGCGCTTAATATCGTTGTTTAAGAGGTATTCGATCTCATCATCTGACAAGCCAAGACCAGATTCGCTGATATTGCGGCCAACGCCCAAAGTTTCATAGCCAGCGGAGCACAGGTACACATGACTGCGTACACCCTCATGCAGCTTCAGCATTTCAATTAGTTTTGTCATTACTTCTCCCTGCTCACACCTCTGGTCTTCTCGTAGCTCCTCATAGCGCCGAGACCTAACATCGCGGTCATAGTAGTCATCAGCAGTGACGGATCTATCTCTGGAACTTCTACCCAGATACCTGCAATCGGCGCGATCAGTACATGATACAGAAGACCCAGACTACAGCACCAACCAATGCTAGGACGCCACCCGGCAACGAATAACGACTTATGTGCAGCCTCAACCTTGTTGACCTCTAGCTGCCCCTTGGCTAGTTCCGTGGCATGGCGCTCTGCAAGAGTGCTCAACTCAAAGGCGATGCGATTCTTTTCGTCTTTGTCCTCAATTACCTTGTCTAATAACTGAGTAGCTGGGCCAATGATTGATCCGAGTATGCTCATCGTTTCGCCATGTATGCTGTAGCGCCAAAGTATAGCCCTACAATGCTTGCCTGACTAAGAAACAGCATGTCGCTTAGAGAAGCCATAGTGGACAGACGGGACTCAGGGATAAATGGCATAAGTGGTAAAAGAGCGTAAACCACCATACTAGAAAGACTAACCCAAGCCATTCGGCGTTGACTATCTGCTTTCTCTTCACGCAATTCGATCTCAACGAGTTCTTGATTTCGTGCCAATTCTTCATCGCTCACGACCCCATCTCCATCTAGGTCGTACTGAGCATACCGCGATTTAGGCTCTAGTTTCTTAGGACTCATCAGCCATCATCCTTTCTAGCGGGATCACGAAACAGTATCTTGGTGCCTGCTTCTGACGTTGGTATCTCTCTCACACGGCAGTAAGTCTTAAAGTAGCTATTATTACTTAGTAGCTCGTTTATCTTGCCTACAGACTGTGCGTTAAGTGCCTTAGAGTATTCTAAGCACGAGGTCAGTTCTCTAAAATACAACTCTTCGCCTGTGGGTTGCCCACGCTCAAGGACAATCAATACAAAAATCATCATGGTCATGCGCGTATGTCCAATGAAAGCTGATCTTCAACCTTCACAATAGTAGAAAGAACTTGGCCATTTTTATAGTAGTAATAAGTCTGGCTGTATTCCGTCAACGCTTCTACTTTGTCGGTGCGAGTGCGACTGATCTGATCTAAACGCAGCAGCCTGTGTATCTTGTCCTTGACCACTACCTCTGATGGTGCGTTGACGCTGTTGGGAAATACTGGTGGGACATCCATCACAGCCTCCGCTTCTGCTGAACAGCCTGCACCTTAACCGACTTAGGTTTAACCAAGTCCCAAGTAAGCAGTTCTACATCAAGTTGATGTGCTGTGCCTAAAACACGCGGCATCGTGTTTTGTATGTAGATCTGAGCGCCGTACCCACACTGACGGTGGTTGTATCGTAACCACGCCAATGCAAGGCAGTGACGGTACGCAGGAGGATCGACTAGCTCTAACATTCGCCACTCCCGTAAATCGCAAAACAGATTCGGGTTAGCGGGGTCGTACTCTAGTTCTGCTTCAGCATTATTTCGATCAGTTGCTGGAGCTTCGCGTCCGATGCTTTCGCTGTCTCGCTTTGCTCCGCCAATGAATCCACGATAGCCTCGATCTTGCTCGCATTGACTGCTGCTAATTTTCCCGTGGCTTGTGCCTCTTCAACTGTTTTTTCTACTACAGCTTCAATACGATCCACTTCTTCTTGTGTAGCCTGTGCTTGCGCCTGACTAGCACCCCATACGACGGCACCCGAAAGTACAGCTAGAAATGCTGGCAAGGCCCACGTTGGAACACGGATTCCTTCATCTGACATATCAACCTCCTAAGAACTGCGGGATCAAAATGCTCCCAATAATTAAAATAATAATTCCATAAAGCATGCGGTCTTGTTTATCAAAACGTCTAGAGCCATCGTTTAAACGCTCCTCAATACGCAGGTAACGCTGCTCACACACTTGCTCGTGAGTAGAAATCTGATTCAATGCCTTATCACCGTTGTCCAAGCCCCATTCCTCTGCCATCGCTAGATAGCACATAGTTATTCTTTGGATTTACCCACATTCAAAGCGAGGGCTTCAATCACGGGGTAGATATACTTCGCCATGAACGCATCATCTTTTGGACTGGGCGTGGCGGCGCAGATTGCGCTTGCGACAACTGAAAGTGTAGTCAGCGTGGTTACAATTTCCATCAAGCTCATGCGGCTATCTCCTCTCTAAAACAATTCAAGTTGGCCGCTACAGTGCGGCGTTCACCTTCACCCCGGAACGGGTAAACCATGTGCTGCATCCACTGCGGGAACATGTACAGCTTGCCTACTTGTGGGCGCACAACGATGTTCTGCGTTGGTTTCAACCGCTCTTTGTCCCAAGAGGAGCTTTGACCGTAGTTGAAGCACAAACAGCCGTCAGACTCGCCAGATGCATTATACAGGCCGTAATCCTCAGATCCGGGCCGTGGCCCTTGTTCTATTTGAGGTGGCACTTTCGTCCAAGTCGTGCAGCTTATACCCATCACGGTCTTTGTGCCGTGGTCATGGATCGGGTTGTAGTCCCCTTCATAGCTATGTACTGACCACAGATCGTCTATCTCGACGTTGCGGTTGCCATCCAGCATCTGGCCCGAACTCTTCATAAAGGCATTAATATATTCAACACCCATAGTCCGCACGAACCCAGAAAAGCCAGCCACAAGCTCGTCATCGCAATCCATTCTAAGCTGTTCTCCTTCATGGATTTGACCAACGAGCGTATCAGCCGCTGTACGTCGCCCTTCTTGTTCCAAGAGGCCATCAAGATACTCGTTGAGTTGAGTAACGAAGCCCTCTGGAATATCCAACTCCATCAGGAATACTGACGGAAGCGGGTGCATCATGTAGGAGATTTCGCTCATTACTGAACGACAGCTTCGTCTTCCTCGTCATCCACTGCTTTCACAGAGTCAGAGATAGCCTTGATGTACATTTGCAACAGGGCTTGACGCTCGTTGACTTGGATCTGCAATGCAGACACTTCACGGCGTAGCTCGTTAACTCGTGCGATATTCGCCTGAGTCTCTACATTCAAACCCTCAAATGAGTATTCTTCGCCATCAATCGTGACTTTGTTTTCTTCGCTCATGGTAGTCCTTATGCTTTGTATGCTTCAGCAGCAGAGATTGCTGCATCAATGGATGACATGTCTTCACTGCCCCAATCTTTTTTGAAATCCTTCATAAACGACAGGTAGCGAGAGCTACGCATAACGCGCTCTTTCTTCTCTGCACTGGTCATGTCGTTACAAAACTCGTTGTCATCGTCAAGACAGTTTGTGATTACGCTGACACTGCCCAGCATTGCTGAGTAGTCCTGTGCTTTTTGCTCGTCAGAGCGTTCTACTGTTTCTGATTCAGCCATTGTTAGCCTCCTTTAAGGGTGTTTACTTCGGCCTGTAGAGCCGTTACTTGTGCGGATAGTTCTTGGACTGCTTTTACTAAGATAGGTACAAACTTGCTGTACTGAAGGCTGTATTGTTTGCCATCTTCTGTAACAGACACAGTTAAGTTCTTTTTGCTTGCTAAGTCATAACCAGCAGCTTCTTCTAATGTGGAGACAGATTGGGCTTTAAAACCAACATCCATCCAATCTTCTTTGTGAGTGCCATCAGGAGTCTGTTCGTTTAGGTCGTAATCTTCAGCAGTCTTGTCGCCATACTTAGAACGCTTGTCCCAGTAATAAGTAATAGGCTCTAAGGCTTTTACAAAATCTAATCCTATATTAAGGTCTGCAAAGTCAGTCTTATCTCTTTCATCCGATGCAATTCCCCAATCTACTTGGACGTTTGCAGAAGTTATATTTTCATCGCCTAAAACAATGTGGTTATCTGCTGTAGAAACAGTACCGCCGGGGCTACCTGATCGTCCTGCATCTGCTCCAAGAAGTAAGTTATTATCTCCAGAAGTTAATGAAATCCCAGCAGAATATCCAAGGGCTGTATTGGTGCTTCCAGTTGTAATCTGAAATAGAGCCTCACGCCCCATGCCTGTATTGCTGTTGTTACTTTGCCCACTAGCGCCTTGCCCAACGGAGTGACCAACATAAGTATTACCTGTTCCAGTAACATTATAAAATCCCGTTTGGAAACCAAGTAACGTGTTAAA